GATAGGTTAAATGATGTTTCTTTAATAAAAGATGCTATGATGGAAATGCATGAAGAAAAAGATACTAACAACCAGTACATTATTAAGCAACTAGAACTTCAAGTAGGTCAATATGATAAACTTTCTAATGATTTACGTAAGGAATTAAAACAGCAAAGGGTAAAGTCTTTTCTATGGAAGGTCGGAACATTTGCAGGAATACTTACTTCAAGTTATCTCCTCATAAAATAATACATACATAATAAGTTGCTTAAAGGTTTGGCTCATTCAAGTTAAACCTTTTTGTATATTTATATATAAATAACTATATGAGTGAACAACCCAATATAAAAGAGATAATTAAACAGGAATACATTAAATGTATGACTGATCCTGCTCATTTTATGAAAAAATATTGTCTGATTCAACACCCAACTAGAGGAAGAATACAATTTAATTTATATCCGTTTCAAGAAAAGGTTTTATTTCAATTTCAAAAAAACAATTATAACGTTGTATTAAAATCTAGACAGTTAGGTATATCAACATTAGTAGCTGGTTTTTCTTTATGGTTAATGTTATTTCAAAGAGATAAAAATATACTTTGTATTGCCACAAAACAGGAAACTGCTAAAAACATGGTAACTAAAGTACGATTTATGCACGAGAATTTACCTTCTTGGTTAAAAGGAGCCGAGAAACCCTTGGAGAACAACAAGCTTTTACTTAAATTACCAAATGGTTCTCAAGTTAAAGCAGTATCAGCAGCCGGAGATGCAGGTCGTTCAGAAGCCGTTTCTTTGCTTATAATAGATGAGGCCGCGTTCATTGATAGTATACACGAAATATTCGCTTCTGCTCAACAAACATTAGCAACTGGAGGAGGATGTATAGCATTATCTACTCCAAATGGTACTGGAAATTGGTTTCATCAAACTTGGCAAAAAGCAGAAATAGGAGCTAATTCATTTGTTCCTATTAGACTAAAATGGAATGTACATCCTGAACGAGATCAAGTATGGCGTAATCAACAAGATGCCGATCTAGGACTTAGAATGGCTGCTCAAGAGTGTGATTGTGATTTTAATACCTCTGGAGATATAGTATTTGAATCTGACGTAATACAATGGATTGAAGATAACTTAGTTGAACCACTTGAAAAACGAGGAGTAGATGGAAATCTATGGATATGGGAACAACCAGATTATAATAAATCATATTTAGTAACTGCTGACGTTGCTAGAGGGGATGGAAAAGACTATTCAGCATGCCATGTTTTTGATTTAGAAACATCAACGCAAGTAGCTGAATATAAAGGACAAATAGGGACTCGCGATTTTGGGCATTTGTTAGTAGGATTAGCAGCAGAATATAATGATGCTTTATTAGCAATTGAAAATGCAAATGTTGGTTGGGATACTGTACAAACAGCTATTGATAGAGGATATAAAAATCTATATTACTCTCCTAAAACAGAAGCATACACATCAGACCAATGGGCAAGACGCTCAGAAAATTTAGATAGTTTAGTAGCTGGTTTTACAACATCCGTTAAAACTCGTCCTCTAATGATTGAAAAATTTAGAGAATATACTCATGAAAAAGCATGTGTTATTCGTTCTAAGCGTTTATTAGATGAAATGAAAGTATTTATCTGGAAAAATGGTAAAGCTCAAGCCCAAGAAGGATACAATGATGACTCAGTAATGTCTTTTAGTATGGGACTTTATTTAAGAGATACAGCATTAAGATTTAGAAAATCTAATGTAGAATACGATAGAACAAATTTAATGAATATGACTATGGATAGAGGTATAATAAATCCTATTAATGCTGGTGGGAATCAAATATCTAATCCTTGGAAAATACAAGCAGACCACGGTAGTGAAGACATAACGTGGTTATTAAGATAAAAAAATATTTATAAATATGATAGATACATCCTTATTTGGTAGATTAAAACGATTATTTTCAAACGACGTAATCATTAGAAACGTTGGTGGAAGCCAAATACAAGTTATAGACAGTGACCACATCCAAGCAACAGGAACAGTACAAACAAATATGTACCCTGAAAGATATCAACGTATCTATACAGGAGGTTTAGGTACATATGTTGGTAATGCTCCTCATTCTAACTTTACAGTACTAAGACCTCAATTATATAATGATTATGAAGTAATGGATGGTGATCCAATTGTTGCTTCTGTATTAGATATTGTTGCTGATGAATCTACACTTAAAAATGGCGCTGGTGAAGTACTGGCTATTAAATCATCAGATGAGAATATACAAAGAATATTATATAATCTATTCTATGATGTACTTAATATAGAATTTAACCTTTGGGGTTGGATTCGTTCAATGTGTAAATATGGAGATTTTTATTTACATCTACATATTGCCGAAAAATATGGGGTGTATCAAGTAGTTCCACTTAATGTTTATAATGTAATTAGAGAAGAAGGGTTAGATCCTAAAAAACCATCGTATGTTCAATTCCGAGTTGAACCGAATGCTTCTTACACAGGTATATTAGGTGGGTTAGATAATAAGGATATGGTTTTTGAGAATTATGAAGTAGCTAATTTTAGATTACTTGGAGACTATAATTTCTTACCATACGGAAGATCATACATAGAACCAGCTCGTAAAATATTTAAACAATTAGCATTGATGGAAGATGCGATGTTGATTCACCGTATTTTAAGAGCACCACAACGTAGAGTTTACTATGTGGATACAGGAAACGTCCCACCAAATGAAATCCCAGCATTTATGGAAAAACTTAAAGGACAAACCCAACGTACTCCTATGGTTGATCCAAAAACAGGTGAATATAATTTACGTTATAATATGATGACCGTAAATGAGGATTTTTATGTACCTGTTAGAGGTGGAAATACATCAACTAAGATTGATACTTTACCTGGTTTAGAATATAATGCAATTGATGATGTTGTTTACTTAAGAGATAAAATGTTATCTGCTATGAAAGTGCCAAAAGCATTTTTAGGATATGAGGCAGATGTTGAAGGTAAATCTACATTAGCACAACAAGATATTCGTTTTGCTCGTACAATTGAACGTATTCAACGTATTGTTGTATCTGAGTTAACTAAAATAGCATTAGTTCATTTATATGCCCAAGGGTATACTGATGAGAACTTAACAAACTTTGAATTAGACTTAACTACTCCATCTATTGTATATGATCAAGAGAGAGTAGCATTAATGAAAGAAAAAGTTGATCTAGCTAAACAAATTATAGATGCTAATTTATTCCCAACAGATTACATTTATGATTATTTATTCCATATGAGTGAAGATAAGTATGATGACATGAGAGATTTAGTTGTTGAAGATAAAAAACGTATGTTTAGATTATCTCAAATCGAAAACGAAGGTAATGATCCTACCACAAGTGGCCAATCTTATGGAACACCACATGACCTTGCCTCACTATATGGCACAGGAAGAAATGACATGGGTATACCACCAGCATATGATGAAACTGCTCCGGTTGGAAGACCACAAGAAAAAACATCTATTTATAATACTCAAAAACGTATACTAGGTAAAGATCCACTTGGAAAATCTGTAGATATTTCTCCTGATACTCCAAATGCTCCTACTCCTAAAGGTAGTTCTCCTTTAGCCCTTGAAACAACTAAAGCTATATTTGCTCAAAACAAACAAATGCTTAGTGAAATGTTTACAAAAACCAATGTATTTAGTAAAGAAAAAACTAATTCTTCACTGTTAGATGAATCAAATCTTAAAGATTTATAAACAAATACATATTTATAATCAATAAATTAACAGAGTGAAACTAAAGCATAACAAATTTAAGAATACGGGTATTTTATTTGAACTCCTTACCAGGCAGATCACAGCAGATATCATGTCTAATAAAGATTCAGCGGCTGTTGGTATTATTAAGAAATATTTTTCTAAAGGAGAAATTGGAAAAGAATATAAATTATATCAAGTTTTAACTAAAGCTACTTCTTTAAACGAAACTAAAGCTGAAAGTATTATATCTTCTACTGTTAAATTAGCAGAACGTTTAAATCGTACTGCATTACGTAAGGAAAAATATAATCTTATTAAAGAACTTAAACAATATTATGATTTAGAAGAATTTTTTAAAGCAAAAATTCATAATTATAAGGCATATGCCTCTGTTTATAATTTAATTGAAGCTCAAATATCATTAGAATTTATAGACCCATCATTTATTATTGATAATAAAATAACTTTACTTGAATTCTTAACAAAACAAGATATAGATAAAGATAAAGTTGAAAATCAAGTAATGGTTGAATATGCTTCCCAAGATAAAACTACACGTGCTTTAATTTCTAAAATAATGATTGAGAAATTTAATGAAAAATACTCAAATTTAATACCTGAACAACGTGAAGTATTAAGAGTATATATTAATAAAATTTCTAATACTGTTTCTTTAAAAGAATTTATTAATGAAAACCTAGAAAACATTAAAAATTCACTAGAATTACTACAACATAAAGTAGCAGATCAACGAACTAAAATTAAACTTACAGAATTAGCATCTATAATTAAACCTTTAGATAAAAATGAACAAGTTAAAGATGAGGATATACTAAACATCCTCCAGTTTCATGAATTAATACATGAAATTAAAACTTTATGATACCAAATAGCATTAAAAAAATAATAGACGAAATACTTGACAAAGCCCTATCAGAAGATGGTAGTACTAGTACTACTAGCGCGGGTGGTGAGTATACTGGA